ATACTTTCCAAAGATACGCATTAGAAGAGCCAGTAACAGTTTGAAGACGGGCAGTATTATCATGAGTTTTAAAGTTACCTTCAATAATGTCAGCAACAAATAACATTTCTTTAGAATGTTGATAAACTTTAAAAAAATTATCAGCTTCTTCAATTTGACAAACAGGTGCATAAGGTCTCCAAGAATCAGTATCTCTCATTTTTATACGGTTTAATTTTTTAATGTTATCATCAGTAGGAGCACATAGCAAAGATCTATTTCCAAGAGCACGAGGACCGAACTCTGCACGTCCCTGTATTACAGGAACAATTTCACCCTTAATAATTCGATCTGCACATTCATCAGCTGAAATATTATTATTTGCTGAAACACCTAAATAAGCATTTTCCCATAGTGGGCGGGTAATTAAAGCAGCAGCTCCTAGCGCACAGCCAGCATCACCAGCAGCTGGTTGAATAGCAATTTGCTTGAAGCCAGAATTTTTTAAAAGATAAGTATTAGCAACACAATTCAACGCAACGCCCCCAGCATACGCTAGATTAGTTAGTCCCGTTTCTTTTTGAAGCCATGTTGTAAGAGAAAGTAGTATATTTTGAGTAACTTGTTGAACAGAAGCTGCGATATCCCAATCTAGAGTACCTGTGCCTACTCCGCGTTCTAGATTATGTAAAAAAGTATAATCACCATCTGCATTATAGTCTACAACTTTTTGGTTTATCCAAGATGCCCATTTAGGTTTTCCATGAGCAGCAGCGCTCATTACTTTGCACTCGTCGCTTAGAGGTACAAATCCCAATAAACGAGTAGCACTAGAATAAAATAAACCAATAGAATTTGGATAACGAAACCTTTTGATCCATTCGATTTGACCATTTCTATATACTCCTAAAGAGGTGGAATAACGATTGCCTACAGTATCTACTACCATTATAGCACACTCAGTCCAATCGGTGGTTAAAATAGAACTCATAGCATGAGCTTCGTGATGGTCTACTAATACAGGGCGTGCTGATGTAAGTTTTTTGATATCTGTTTTAAATTGGTTATATGTAGTTTCTTCATAAAAAGCTGCAAATTCCCAATCATCGTATTGATCACGTAACCAACGAATAGTGTTTTTTGGGAAAGATTTATCAAACTTTTTACGAGTAAAACGTTCTTCATGTGTAGCACCTTGAATAAAACCATTATTTAAAGATGCGGCTGCGCTATCGTGATGATAAGAGCTCACTCCTAAAATCTTCATTAAAATACCTTTTTGCTATAGTTACATATTCTGACGAATTAATAGTATTATACTTCATTACTGAAACAAAGTCAACAAAAGTCCATCGGTCGTTATCAACGGTGGGTTGTATTCTATGAGCCATAAAAGAAGGAAAAGTAATTGTCTTTCCTGGCTCAGGGTATATTGTAGCTATGATTGACTTTGGTGTTGGGTAATCAAAATCTTCGTTTAGATCGCCCTGTGAATTAAAGTCGCCTAACTCAAGGGGTTTGCCCTCTGTAAGATATATGATCTGTGTCCAATAACGATTAGGACGAGGATTTTCTAAGTGCCTGTTTAAAAAAGAAAAAGAATCTGAGTGCCAACCATAAGTATCACCTGCCGATAAAAGTATAGCGGTCTTACCATTGATTCTACAGATTCTTCGTTTTTGGTGATCATCATCATAAAAAGAGTTAGCCTCTATGTGTTTCAATAGAGGCTTTACTGATTTTTTTACAAGATCATTAGTACTTACAAAAATACAATCTTGCCAACCAGTGTCTACAAAATCAACCATTTTTACCTATATAATCATCAATAAATTGTGCTAATTTTTTATGCACTTTTCTATTTGGGTGAACACCGTCAGGGTAAAAATAGTCAGGATGCTTCTTCCAAAAGTCAATCTTACGTTCGGAGCTTTTAAAAAGAAGTTCAGACCCTATTTTATCATCATCTGCCATATTTGCTATATACTTGATATCACCAAAATATTCAGTATCTTTCCAATTTGGGTAAAGAAATTCAGTGATACTAGGAATTTTCAAGAAGCAATCAAAACTAGATCTTATCTTCTCTATGCCTCCTAGTAAAATAAGTCTATGACTATCCTCTGTAAATTTACTATAAAAAGTATCATTCATCCAACAAATTTTTGTTAGTATGTTTTTTTCTTTATGAAACATAGGATGTTTTTCTTCATCAAGATAGTTAAAGCTACGAGTAGCACAAGTTTTAACATAGACTATATAATCAAAATCATCTAAGTCATGTCTATCTTTTAAGTGAGCTATTACTACAGCATCACCATGACCAGGATAAGGGCGATGAACTACTTCATATTTTCCTGTTTTACCTAGATAGTTAGAGAGTGAATACTTAGTTGCATGAAGATTAATATCATCACCCTTAGAAGTATCCCACTCTCCAGCGCTCCATGAATCGCCTGTGACGTAGATTTTCTTACGAGCAGATATCAACCCACTCCTTGATCTCGTCCCACTTTTGTTCTTCTTCGTCAAGGCTCTGCTTACGAATGATAGTAGCTACTTTAGTGATTGTAGCAACAGGAATTGAGTATTCAGTTTTAATATCTTTCTTAAGTTCAGCAATTGATTCACGAATTGCATCAGCTTGAACCATCAAATCAACAATGCGGCTGATTTCTTTTTTTACTTCAGATTTTAATGCGTATTCCATATTTTCCTCTAGGTTGTTGTGTTGGAAGAATAAACCTTAAAAGATTCTCTCATCTTCTCTGGTTTACGGCGAATGAATCGTTGTTCTTGAAGATTAAACATAGCTTCGTTGAACATTTTCATGGATAAGTCTGTAGAGTCAGAAGTGCTTTTGATAAGTAATTTTTGATGAATTAGGTTGAGGGCAGTAACAAGATTAGCAGAACCAATCTCTCTTGAGCCTATAAAGTCACCTTCTCTTCGTGGGTTAACAAGTTCATAAGAATCATTATACCAAATGTCTCCCGAATCATCATCGAAAACTTCTACAGGCATACCTGATAAAATTTTCCAAACTAAATCATTAGCATCTTGTTGTTTCATGTACTCATCCTACCGGCTGCGCAACTACGTTGCTAGGTTAGCCAATCATCTCGATATGGTTCCACGTAGAACCACGCTAGAGCTGTAGACACACGCTTCGCGTGAATCTCGACATCTTGGCTCAACGCTGCAACAAACTCGCGTTTGAAGCGTAGCCAAGGATTTTTTTCAGTCTTGACAGGCTTCATCACAGCTATATCACGTTGGTTCCAATGGTCACAACGCTTCGCATAAGCTGGCTGAATATTAAGAGACCTAGTAGTTTCATCCAACTTCTGTTGGAGCATGTTATACAGCTCTTGAAAAGCTTCGCTTTTCTCTGCTTCACTCATATCAGCAACGCAAATGCGACGTGCGTTCCGTACTAGATCACGATATGCATTACGCGATGTCAGTTTAAAAAACATTTTTTTACCTCTTATTAATAGCAAAGTTGGTGCCGAATGGCAAGATTAAAATTTTAACAGTTCGGATAAATCGTCGAGAGAATCCTCTTTAAATGAATCTGAAAGGAGTGGAATCTGTTGAGGAGCGTGAGAAATGTTTCCCTGTCTCCAAAAGGATTTTGAGTCATACCAGATATATTTGTTGTAAGAGCGCCAAAGTGCGTTAATCTTATTAGCTGCTTTATCATACTCTTCAAAGAATGGGTCTTGAATAGAAATGCGATTTCTAGCCTCTTCCATCCATTTTACTGCACACCAAGGAGACCAACGTGCTGCATTTTCCGCTTCACGAAGAGTTCTACGAATAGACCAGTCAGAGTATCCGCCTGTATTGAATAAAGGTTTTGCTTTAGCCATTAGCTACTTTTTCCTGTAAATGATTAAAATGATCGACAATATCAACAATGAACCGAGCAGCAAAAAACTCGCCATGTGAGAGTTTTAGGGTTTCATATTCATTAATTGTATCCGGAGAGTGTTGTGAGAGGATAGCTTTTGCCTCTTGAAGTGATGGACGTTTATGCATTCGTCATTCCTTATTATGTTTTAAAAGGTACAAGTCATTCTTTTCTTGACTTGTTATAAGATTATAGTAAAATAAATACATGTATGCAACTGAAAAGTATGTTCGCATGGAAGCGAAAGAGATGCAAAGTATGATTCGTGAAGTCGCCAACGATCTAGGAGGCGATATTAATTATTTGCACTCAGAAATCACAGATCTAAGAAATCTAGTAAAACAACTAGTAGCGGAAGTAGAAGAAATGAAAGAAGCTAATGATGCCAAACTATAAAGTAGTATTATTTACTGACTCAGTACATCAACAATACATGACTGAACAGCAACAAGCAATTGATAATGCAATTTCAACAATAACATCTGAACTAGTTGATTACACTGATTCCCGTCTTGCTCAATTTTCTACTAAACAAAGAGTTCCGTGTGTAATGATTTTTAAAGATGGTGCTAGAATGATGTCAAAACATTCTAAAATATCACATGATGAAATGGTAAACTGGATAAAAGGAGTAGTTGGAACATTATGAATATACCTGTAATTGATTGGAACTCTGCAAATATTGTAGAAGAAACTAGAGAAGCTTTTACTCATGTAGGCGGTGGTCGTTTTTATAATATCTGGTCAGAAGAAGAAAATGCACAGATTAAAAAGTGGTTTAGCACGTTAAGTGAGTGGTATAAAACTGCACCCATTGAAGATAAACAAGCCTTTCAAGTTACTAAGTCAGACAACCAGCACGGTTGGATTCCTCACGACGAAGAAAAAGGTGGGGAAACAACTAACCCAAAACGCAGAGGTGATCATAAAGAACAACTCAATATAAGTCATCTTTCTACTCTTCCTGACATTCCAGAATTTTTACTTGAAGATTTAAAGAAAACAGTGCCTCTAATGCAGAAAAAAGGTGAAGAAGTAATTGCTATTTTTGAAAAGGTTTTAGACGTTCCTGAAGGAACCTTGGTTGATGTTCATAATAACTGCGATGATCAACAAATTAGAGCTGCCTGGTATTTAGGAGCTGATGAAGAAATTAAAAATAACCAAATTTCTTGTGGTGAACATAAAGATAGAAATGGTTTTACTCTTTTATTTTCTGAAAGCCCAAACAAAAAACTTCAAGTTAAGTGTAAAGATAAAGTTTGGAATGATATCGAGTATCTCGATAATTCTATGGTAGTAAATATCGGTGTTATCATGGAGATTTGGACTGCTAACTATCTTTATGCCCCTTACCATCGTGTCTTAAACGATGTTGACGAATCTTTTACTACAGGATATTTTATGCAACCGCATGGTGAAACTATTATTGAACATATTGGGCCAAATGCTGGGGAGTATAATTTTAGGGCGACTGTCAACGCTATTCGAGCAGAGCTTAGAAAAGCTCACATGCGCATTAAAAATAAAAAGTAAATTATGAGCAACGAAGTTATACTTCTAAGTGATATCCCAAATCAATCACAAGAAACATATGCTGGAAGGTATATGGGTCCTTATGTGTTGAAATCACAGTTAATAGATAAAGGTCATAATACAATTGTATTAGATTGGTTTAGATTTATTCAAGACAACGAAAAGTTCTTTGAGTATTTTGAAAATTTTGTAGATGAAAATACAAAAATTGTTGGGATATCAAATACCTTTTTATACCCTCCTCGCGAAGTTAATAAAAAACAAAATGATTCTACAGGTCTGTCTGCCTTTGCTGCAGAAAACTATGACACCAAGGGCGAAGAAATTAATGAAGACTCAGTAGCTGCCTATTCGTTATATCTATGGGATGATAATAACATTACCTTAACTGATTGGTTTAAAAGAATGAGAGCAGTCTTAGATAAGTATAATCCAGACGCTAAAATTGTTCTTGGAGGAGCAAGATCAACAAGATTTATACAAATGGCTTCTTTTGCTCCAGAAGATTATTGTGTTAAGCTATATGTAGATTACATTATTGTAGGCATGGCTGATTTTGCAATACAAAAGTTAATTGATAAAATAGACAATAAAGAAAAAGTAACTGATATCTGGGAACATCACGGTTTGAAATTTATTTTATGCGACAAAGAACCTTGGGTAACTCCTACTTACTATGTTCCTAAAAGTAACTACACAAAAGCAGACTGCTTCGAGTCTAGTCACTGGGCTGGTATGGAAGTAGGTAGAGGCTGTGCGTTTAACTGTAAATATTGTTATTATGAAA